AGGAGATGTAAACTACGACGGCGTTGTAGGCACACGAGAGGACGCCATGTTGGCCGTCAAGCAGATCTACACAAAGCAGATAGCCCAGGAGCGTTGTGCAGCTGTGGCAGATATTGGCACTTTCCCTCAAGGTTTAGGAGCTGATAGCTTTTACACGGCTGAGGATATTTATCAGTGGAACCAAGTTAAAAAAACTGGGCATTATTTACTGGAGCAAGAGCTTATCTGTTTAAGTGATTGTGTCATAATCAATCACATGGCTCCTGGCTTTAAAAAGAATAATTGACAGGCAAGGTCTAGCATTCTAGACCACACCTACTGATAAAGTGCATACGAGCAGTAGAGGGTCATCAACTCCCCAAAGTGATGGCCCTTTTTTTTAGGAGGATCATGGGTTTCATTAAATTCACTCGAAACGATGGCAAGGTCTACGACAGCCGTGGCAATTCTACCTATCCCGATGACAATGGCGATAGGATACCTATGAAAGGGACTAGTGATGACTTTTGCCCTGATGAGTTTAAAGAGTTTTTAAAACAACCCGAGGAGGGTACAGATGGACAGACTAGTGGTGACAAGCAAAATAAAAGCAGTGATCAAAAAGAACGCTAATTTGAATACATCCAGTGGTGCTATTGAGGAGCTATCTGAAAGGGTACATGATTTAGTGACCCGAGCAATAGCCAGTGCTCGAGCTGATGGTCGTCAAACTGTCATGGACCGAGATATCCCAACTTTACCAAGTGTTAAGTAGTGGCCTGACCACCTCTCATAAAGTCTGACTTACTGCATCTTAATTCAGATCGATTAAAGTTTAATGGGTAAGGTTGTACACAGAGTCATCAATCGAAGTGATGATCACGCTGGCTGGGTGATACATTGTCCAGGCTGTAAAATTGGTCACTTCTTAGACAACAGATGGAAATTTAATGGTGATCTGGATAGGCCTACTTTTACACCTAGTATTCTGGTCAAGGCCAATATGCCTGGATACAATAGATGCCACAGTTTTGTCACTGATGGAGATATTAGGTTTTTAAAGGACTGCGGTCATGATCTTAAAAACACCACAGTAAAACTGGAGGCATTTTAATGAGGCCACCAAACTGCCCTGACTGCCACAGTAATAATCAGGTGGAGGTCACAGAGATCCCTGTCATACTCGATAATCATACAGTGATGCCAATCCTTGGATGGCAGTGTTCTAAATGTGAGATCACATTTTTATGTGAGGGTGATTTTGATGAGTCGATCACAAACCAAACAGACAACTAAGATGCCGGTCGATACGATGTACTTGTGTGATCAGTGTGGGCACCAATTTCATCTGGCTGGAAACACATTAGATGAGACCAAAAAATGTCCACAATGCAAGGTTCTAGTCAAAGCCTATGGATTACAGAGGAGAATGTTGTGAGCATGCGTGACCAGGTATTAAAGACCATGGACTCAGATCTGATGATCGGTCAAACAGGCTGGAAGGATCTACCCGATGGGATTGAGGGTGGAGACTCAGTCAACCGAATGAGCCACTACACGTTTTTAAAATCTCTCAATAAGGCTCTAGGATATCCCATAGGGGACATAGAACGGCTCCCATGGCGTTGGGGGAACACAGGCAGACTGATAAGCCTCTTTGAAAGCAAAGAGCATCCTGGGGAGTATGTGAGGCATTTTAGGATATCTGCCAGCCCATTTGGTTGGGTGGCTTATTGTGATGGTCATTACAAGGGTGTCCTTTCTCGTGACCAACTGATCTCCATTATCATTACCCTTGGATATCACCATGAGCACGCTATGTTGTGGAGATTGTTTTGGGCTCATCTCAGATATAGAGGCCTACTGTTTACAAATGGGACACTCCATAATGGAGACAACCCTCAGACAGCAAAGCTAAAGTGGGTAGGAGATCCAACGCTTTTTGAGATCTTTGCTGCCTATTTAAGAGGCTTTTCGAGTCATGTGGTAGTCAGGTGGTTTAGTCCGATTTTATGGGTCCTGATAATGGTTTGTGATCTTGAGACATTGTTTGGATCTGTGTCCTGGCTCCTTAGGCGTAAAGAGAATGACATCATCAACCATGCCTCTACTGTAATTTATGGGACACAGAGGCTGCCCACTCCGACCATGTGGCTGGCAGCAAAGATCCTATCAGTTGATTTTGTCATGAAGAGGCTGGAGGCTTATTGGTCAGGGTGGAGAGATTCCCCTTATTTTGTGGACCTCTATCGTGTACCAGTTCACACAACCTTTAGGAGGTAATATGAGAAAGATATTAGGCTATGTCAGAGATTTAAGTATAGGGTTAGGAATGATCTTGGGGTTTTGGATGCTGATGTGTATTGACATGCATGACAGTTGTGGCTCAGGGATCTGCTCATATTTTTGTGCTGATGAGGATGTTGACAAAACCCCTGACACACCATAGTCATTACCTGCTCGTCACTAGACTCGACTATGTACTGTCGGAGGTACAACATGGATATAGATGAGCAACAAGTAAATGAGAGACTCAGAGATAAAGGACTCAGCCCCAGACAAATTGATGTGGCCAAACAAGTGGCCAAAGGCATCTCAAGCCAAGAGGCTGCTAACATTCTCTTCATTTCAGAGAAAACCATAAAATTTCATCTCACATCTATTTATAAAACCCTCAAAATCCAACGTAGAGGTCAGCTCATACTTATTGTCGATGGCCTGAGATAATAGAGAGTCAACCCATTAAGCCCCTAGTTTTTGTGAAATAACAATGCTCTCGTGTTGTGAGTGTAGGTGAACGATCCTGATGGGTCTGGCATTACACAGTTTGATGTATATAAACAACAGATCTAAACTGGCGTCGCACTTGGCCCGCTCCACATTTGAGATATATTGTGAAGTGCTAAAACCCAACTCAAGGGCAAGGTCCCTCTGAGTTTTACCAGATTTTTCACGGCACACCCTCAGGTATGCACACATGCGCTCATTGACTTCTAAATGTGTCATATCGATCTCCTTAGTTTAATGTCAATAATTTGGCAACACTAGACCATTTTATAAGATTAGTTTATGAGAAATTTTGGTTTAGTAAAATATATCATCCCCACTTACCTCCAGAACATCACACTCGACTAGACCTTCATGATCCAGAGATCTGACATTGTAGAGGAGTGCCTTGAGGACGCGAGCTATGAGGCTGAGTTTGTAGCTAAAAAACCTCTCAGAGGCCCTCAGACTGAAATGATCATAAGAATTGAGAATCACATAAATGCCCACAACGGTGGAGTGATGACTGTCAAGTCGGCTCGACAAACTGCTAAAAACGAGCTCGCAGCCATATTGCAGCGCAGACATTTACTCCTCAGACAATTCAGTAAACAATTAGCCACATGGATTAGGACTGCCCCAACTCACAAGCCTCAGATCGTAAACTCAAAGAAGAGACTCAGAGAGCTCATGGAGATCGACTACAAAAATGAGATCCACTACCCATTATTTAAAGGCCAAAAAATCATCAAAGAGGAGGGCTATATCTGGAGGCTCGGTGGTGCTGAGATCCAGTTTCTATCATCAGGTCCTCATGCCAATGTGGTCGGTGGTACAGCCAGCACCTGCTTGGATATGGATGAGGCTCACAAGATTGATCAGGTCAAGTTTGACGAGGACTTTGCACCTTTCACTGCCGACACAAATGCAGCGACAATTCTCTGGGGAGTGGGTGGCAATGGTCTTGATACTCTCCAAAGCTATGTTGACTCCAATATTGAGATAGGCCGTCCAGATCTAAATTTGTCATATCCATGTGAGGTCTGGATGGAGATCCATGAGCCGTATCGTAAACACGTTGATGGTCGTGTGGCTGTACTTGGATGGGATCACCCTATCATACAGACCCAATATCGGCTCAACTCAATAGCAGCCCTTGGTAGGTTTCTAAATCCAAAGCAGCTCAACTCTCTTTTTAGTGGCAACCACGAGAAGCATGTACAGCCTGAGAAGTATAGGAACTACGAGATGATTGTGGATATCGCTGCAGCCAACGAGGATTTTAATCCTGATGATGTGATGGAGGGGTTTGATGATGTGAAAACTGACTCAACGATCATCATTATTTATGAAGTGATTGACCAGGTGGCTGCCAATGGATTGCATCCCCATTTACTAATACGCAACCTCACCTGGCTTACAGGGACCATGCTTGAGAGCGATGAGCAGGTGATCGATGACATGATCGATCACTGGGGTATTCAAAAGGTCACCATCGATGCTGTGGGTGTGGGTAAACAGATTGCAGAGTCTATGGTCGCAAAATACGGTGAGAGCACAGTGATTGCATATCACGCCACCGACAAGGATGTGTCAGAGGACTGTTACAATTTATTGGCACGCCTAAATTTTGCTACCGTAAAAATGTTTAATGACGATGATAGTTTGGAGTACAAAGAATTTGTCCGACAATGTGGCTGGACACAGTACGCAGCAGATAAGGGACGCATGAAATTGAATAAACCCAAGCCAGACAAGCACATCGATATGGTCAAAACCCTGACCTATATCAACCGTAATAATCCTGTGGCTGGCAATGATCAGGTTTTAGTGCAAGAGGGATCATATGAGTAAAAAGAAAGCATCACTTAAACGCTCACCAAAAAATTCCAGTCCCCAAAATACTCGTGCTCTCACCAACAAAGAGATCTCAGCTCGCATAATTGTGACAGAGAGGATCCAGGAGCTCCAAAGAGAAAATGAGGTCATCAAGCAGATCGTAGATGATCAAATTGGTACAGAGATCCCTAAGGTATTTACATCAATTGATCGAAATTTTGTCATTGATCCATCAAACGTGGGTACAGGCATCTTGGATCGAATGATCAAGACTGATGATACAGTCAACTCAGCTGTGCAGTTTAAAATCATGATGATCCTTTCAAAGCTGGGAGAGTACAGCCATAAAGACGATAAAATCACCCAGTTCGTACAAAGCTATCTAGAAAATATGAGAATGCCCACATGGTCATCTGCTCTAGAGTCAATGCTGTCTTTTCATGGCTACAAATTTAGTGTGTCTGAGATCGTATTTTCTTTGAAAGATAATCTACAAAAAGTCCCCATGAGAGTGGCCACCTATCATCCATCAACCATTGCTTTTGAGGTGGATAAAAACGGCAATGTTACAGAGGATGGGATCTTACAATATACTCAACAGAGAGCTATACAATTTAGCCTCAACAATCGCTTTCAAAGTATCACCCATGGTTTTAAGGTAAACAACCCTTTCAGCACTCCAGTGGATCGATTACATCCATGGAGGACTCCCATCTTTTCACAACTCGGCCTGGTCAGGATACCTCGCAACAAAGTGATCCATCTGATGGGTCAAGAGTGGCATGGGTTTGGTAACCCGTATGGCAACAGTGGTGTGCGTACAGCTCATCTATTGTGGCAGCTCAAAGTGTTTATTTTAAAGCAGATGGGTATCTCATCAAAAAGAAAGGGTACACCTAAAATATGGGGTACTGCTCCCAAGGGAGCTCAACAGGTGGAGGTCACTCGTGGTGATGGCACAAAGGCTCAGGTCACCACTCAAGAGTCTTTGAGGCTCATGCTCCAAGATGTTCAAAACTTTGACAGCATTGTCACTGGCCCTCAGACTGATGGATGGAGTGTCACCACATTGGATGACACAACAGACTTGAGTCAATTTATTGATGTGATCAATGGACTCAATACTTGGATTTTTAGATGTTTTCTGTTGCCCTCATTAATCCTCACTGATGGTCAGGCTGGCTCCAGATCCTTGGGTGATAAACACTTTCAGATCGTTGATCGTATTGCTGAGCAAGATGCTGACAAGTTTGGTGAGCAGCTTATCAATCAGATGATCGAACGTACAATCATTGAAAACTTTGGTGATCAAGATAACTATGGTCAGTTTTTGAGACGGCCTCAAACAATTGAGGAGCAGCAGAGGTTGGCGTCCATGTTTGGACAGCTCGGCAATGATGGCTGGATGAGCCCAACTCTTAAAGAGGATATGGATTTTGTCAGAGACTCACTCAGACTCACTCCACTTGATGACAGCTTTTTTAAACCGTTTGAGCTTGATGCAGATGCTGATTTTAAAACTGACTTACCACCTGGGACTAAAATACCTGAGGGAGGGGAGCAACCTGGTATAGAGGTAAATCCACAGAAAGCTGATATTGTCCTCAAGGTATTGGATGCTATCTCTGAGTCTAAGATATCAACACAGGCAGCAGAGATCCTTTTAGTCGAGTCTGGCATTGATCCTAAAAGAGCCAAAGAGATTTTGGCTGGCACACCCGAGCCTCCACCACTACCAACAGTGCCTGAGCCCACTGAGCCAGTAAAACCTGGAGAGCCAGTGGCTAAATCACCTGCTGAGCAAAGTGAGAACATCGATAAAGAGGCCAAGGAGAAAGCTCCAAAGGTTGATGATGAAGAGGATGAGAAGCTCTCGAGACAATTTAAGAGCTGGTTTTCTCACACATTTTTAGGTGAGCGTAAAACTGATGAGTCTAAAGCAGATTGTGTGGCTAGAAAGATCAAGGTCTTAATAGATGAAGGTAAGTCTCAAGATGAGGCCGTGGCTATAGCAAATAGTTTATGTGAGGAGTAATGCCTCGCTACAATGTCCAAAAAAGAAACACCATGGATCGCATCACTCGAAAAGCAGTGACTGCCTCTAGACGTATTATACGATCTGACATGGAACTGAGGGTCAGAGAATTATTTTTTGATCTCAATAATGGGGAGAGGACATTACAAAATGTTGACACTGATCGTATCAAAAATCCAACAGATCGACTTTTTGAGCAGCATGAGTTTGTGTCTATTAGGACTGGTGTGTCTGATGGTATTCAAGAGGTCACGCCAAATAATGAGTTGGGTCTTTGGCAGCTCGTGCCTGAGGACGCTGATCCTATACTCACGCTCCCAGAGCTTAGACCACTTTTGGGCGAGCAGCGCGACAAAATCACGAGGGCGTTCATTACATCGAAGAGAAAAAAGCAGACGTTTTCGTTAGTTGGTTTGCGCAACCTATTTTTGGCAGATTATCTCAGTATTTTACGCAAGGGCTATCGTGAGCTTTCACGCGACTGGATTGCTGGAGAGGACAGCATTGATGATGTCACTAATATGCTCGGCATTGTTTTTGGCAAAACCACCAATGAAGCCACCAGGATCTTTAGAACTGAGACCACAAACTATTTCAACACTGCCAGGGCTGAGTACTTTCAAGAGTTTACTGACATGGATTTTATGCAGATTTTTGCGGTCACTGATGGCCGTATCAGTAAAATATGTGAGGATCGACACGAGTGGGTTTTTGAGATGAGCAAGGCTCAGCAGAGATCTAAAAAGCCAGCTTTTCATCCTCATTGTCGAACTATTCAACGTCCGCTGACTACGAGATTGGAAAGTCACCGTCGGCTTATTGACAAGGGGCTTGCCAAAAATCCGTCAAGTTTCACACCTTTACCTAAGGGGTGGGGCTGATAGTGGGTTTACACAATAATTTTAGGCCTCGACTATTAGGGGAGCTTTTACGAGTCTTTGGTTTCGGCCAATAGGAGACAACAAAATGAGTGACAAGCGTAATCGAATATTATGTGGAGTCAGTAGCTTTGGCTCAAAACAGATCAAGCTCCAAAGTGGTGAGAGTGGTCCCTCTCTTATAAAGCACGCTCTTATTGTATTTGAGGGCACTCATCAAGGCATGTTTGGGCCTGTGACTTTAAGTAAAGATTTTTTAAAGATCATGGTTGACCGTTTCAATCGAGAGTTTGCCAATCCAAAAAATGAAAACGATTATCCTCCATTATTGAGAGACCACAGTAGATCTGTTGAGGATGTGTTGGGTCGCATGTTGCCACCTTTAGTTTTGGAGGACTTTGAAAATCCTCGCACAGGGGAGACTGTCGCTGCTATTTTCGGCGACTTGAGGATTGATGATGCTGATGCTCAGGCCAAGGTATTGAGTGGGAAATACAGCCAGGTCTCTCTCAGTTTTGACGATGACCCTAATAATTTAGGAGAAATTTTTGAGAGCTCCATTGTTGCCGTTGAGGCAGCTCGTGGATCTCAAATTCTAACACAAGGAGAAAACATGGACTTAGCAGCAAAGCTGTCACAGTCTCAAAGTAAGGTGACTTCATTGAAAGCCAAGCTTTCAACAAAAGCCATCCTTATTAAAGAGACTCGAAAGTCCCTCTCTCTCACTCTAAAGTCTGCTGACACGCAGGCTAAAGAGTTGGGAGACGAGATAGCCACAACTGTTGCTAGTCTGCGAATAGGCGTAGTCAAAGCTCAGTTGAAAGGCTATGTCAAAGAGGGCAAACTCACAAAAGCTGAGTTTGATAAGATAGACCTCAAGGCCATTGCAACGGCCGGTAAAGCGACACAAGATGTCCTTTTATCAGCTTATGCTGGTCGAACCGTATCCACCGACGTGGAGCAGATTGGTAGTACGGACTCAAAGCCTCTTGATGAAAAGAGCACCAAAAAGCAGTTGTCTGCTGCTGACACTCGTGAGCTCGTAAAAGCTCAGCGAGAAAACCGGAAACCAGTTTTAAGCCAAGTAGTAAATCTCAATGTTGATGATGAGAAGGAGGATGTAGTCCTCACTGATGACAACAAAGAGAAAGACGTGGCTGACAGTAATATGACAATGGATGATATCGAGGACGCTCTTACTAAACTTGAGGGATTGTCTGCGATGAGAGCTAAGCTCACAGAGTCCATCAGTCGTTTGTCTGAAACCCTAAAATCCTTACAAGATGATGATGATAAGGATAATGAAGAGGAGGAGGTGGCCTAATGGGACGATTATTAGGTAATATTACACAACCCGCTTTAGAGTCTCGCTTTCTAAATCTTTTGGTGGCCCTAGAGGCTGTCATTGATAAAGATGTCCACGGTGATGAGGTTCTTTTACGTGGTACCCTAATGGGTAAAATAGTCGCAAGTGGCAAGTATCGAGCTTATATGCAAGCTGCCGTTGCATCTGGTGGAGACTTCTCTACTGGTGCTGATACATTTACTCTCGAGGATCTTACAGATCGTGACCTCATGAAACATGTCAGAGTTGGTGATGTGATTACAGATAGCGGTGGGCTTGCCCTCGGCACTGTGGCCTCATTCATCCCAGCTACAGGAGTCGGGACGTTGACAGGTAACTCTGCCAATAACCTAGTCTCTGGTGGCAATGATGTGATCATATCTGTCGCTGTTCTAAGTATTGCTAAAGTTGATGTGAGGATCTTAAAATCTGAGACATCAATTGAGCCTGACTTGGACAAGGCAGAGCCTGGTTACAACGAGGGTCATTTTAATAGAAGCGCGGTTTTGGGAGCTACCGATGAAGCTGTCACGGCAATGGGAGCTAAAGATCTTGGCTCTGATGAGATCCGTTTAATCTAAATTCTAGGAGTCTAAATATGAAACACCAATTAGCAGGCGTTTTAAATGACCGACATAGACAGATCATACATGCCGTCGTGGAGGAGGTTACAACTGCTCCACTGAACGCTGAGACTTCTATTGCTGTTCAAATGATGCCTATAACAATGGTACCTGCTGCTGTACTAGAGCACGAGATAATCTCTGGCTCTGGTGGATCAACAAATGAGCGACAGCTCAACACCGAGGGTAAGAGTATCCCTGGCCATAGCGCGGAGAGCAAAATCTATGAGCCTGGATCATACCAAGAGTTTATCCCTTTCAATGAAAAGGATCTCTTAAGGCTACGTAAACATGGCACACTAGGTGAGCGTGGCGTGGCTGGTACGACCAATGGTGAGTTGGATATGATAACCCGAGCTGCCGAAAAGCTAAAACGTCGCCTTAATAATCGATGGTTGCAGTTGATCTGGGATGCTCTATTTCTCGACACTTTCACATACCAAGGGATCGTCAAAACTTTTGGCCGTCCAGGTTCTAATGTGATCGCTGCTGCGACAGATTGGTCCTCTTCTGGTGTGGGTACACCATTCGAGGATTTAGTGGCAATTGTCAAGACCAACGCTACCCTGAGAAAGTACAACGGGATTATCCGTGGTTTCATCATCAACCCTAAGACTGAGGCAGATGTCATCTTAAGGGCTCTTGAGGCTGGTTTCATTACCAACGCAAATATCGGCTCTGCTGATATCAACGAGGTTATGAAGTTTGCAGCTCCAGGGATCCCTCCTTTCATAGTGGTCAATGATGCTGTACAGGCTGAGTCGATTGATCCAGTCACTCAAAAGATTGTATTGGCAGACGCTGAGTTTTTAGTGCCTGATGATCGTCTCTTGGTAGTGATGGATTTTGATGGCCGAGGCGTATTATTCCCTATGTACGGTGAGATGCAGTTGACTGAAAACTTAAACGATCCCAACTCTACTGTTGAGTCGCCTGCCATGGGAGCCTACACTTTCATCGATGAGGAGGGGTTGAGAAACCGCTTGTCACCTCGAGTGAGAGTTGTGTCTGGTTTCAATGGTGGACCGAACTTGATGCGTCCTTTCGATGTAATCATAATTACTGTTTAATTTAAACCAACGTGGCAGGGCTCTGAGCTCTGCCACTTTTCTCAATGAGAGATGAGGAGAGTATCAATGGCAAAAGCCAAAACACAAGCAGAGAAAGATGCTGCAAAAGTCAAAGCAGCAGAGGCTAAAAAAGTGAAAGTGGCTGAAAAGAAAGCCAAAGATGATGCCAATGCAGAGGCTGTCAGATCTAAGCTTAAAATGGAGACTGACAAAAAAAATGCCAAACTCAAAATTGCCAAAGGCCCTGAGATGGTCCCTGGTGAAAAGATGGTCAAAGTGAAAGGCCTTTTGAATTCAACCCTTAAAGATGGATGCCATTTGAAGGTTGGTGAGGAGTCCACGATCACTGAGCGTGAGGCCAAGAGATTAGAAGAGGATCCTCGTGGGCTGAAATACTTTGAGAGAGTCTAATGGCTGATAATCCGAGCCGCTTTTTGTACATGACTAAAGACGAATTTGCAGAGGTCTTTGAGGATCTCAACGTCGATATTGATGAGCTTGGCGGCTTTGATTCAAAACGTAGTAAACGTCTGATGGATCGAGCAGTATCTGATTTAGAGGCTGATCTCGTAAAGCGTTTTGTCATCCCTCTAGTGTCTGCGGCTGGGACCGCATTTGAGTTTGCACCTACATATGGACAATTTAAAGTAAAGAGTGCCATCATGAGCAAGTTGAGAGAGCTCATTGGCCAAAACAAACAAAAAAATGTGGTGATCGACAGCACCGAGAGATTTATTGATCTCAAAAAAGCTACCTACAGACAGCACATTAAAGATCTCTTGGACCATGAGCGTATCTATGGATTAAAGCTACAAGAGTTTGCCGAGGATGGGTCGCTAAATCCTGTGCAGCAAGTGGGCATTGCTAGACCTGAGACAAGACGGTCCACTGAGTTTGAGGATGAGGACATTGTATTTTAATGGCCAAGCTGGAGATCTCACCTCTAAAGGTGCCCAACCTTAGAAATCAACTAGAGGGCCCTGAGTATCAGCGCCTAAAATCCAATATTTTAGCCCTATTATTTACCCAGATGCTCACGCGTTTTGACGAAGAGAAAGGTCCAGATGGTAAACCATGGGAGTCTTTAAAAAGCGACACAGAGGTGTTGAGGCGTAAAAAAATACCAGCCAAAAAAAGGGGCAAGGGGTCGATTAAAATCCTACAAGACAACGGTGTTTTAAGACAGTCATGGACCATACCTGGGTATGTTGACAATGAATCTCAAATTTTACAAAACAGTGTGGTGATGGGATCTAATGTGGCTTATGTGAGGATCCATAATGAGGGTGGCACAATTCAACATCCAGGTACTGATAATGGTTTTGGTAAAGGTATCAAGATCCCTCCTTATGCAATTGAAATGCCTCAAAGGCAGATGGATGGGTTTAGTACCAAAGATGAGGCAGAGATCGATGAGTTGGTAGAGTCTCATCTATCAGCAGGTGGTTTTGAATAATGGGTAATACTAAGGAACGAGTGCAGGGTGGTATCGATCAGGTGGTCGGTGTATTAGCAGGCGCTGAGATGCTTGATAAACTCAAGACATCCATCCTAAATCAGAACGTATTTCAGACCATGTTTGGCAAAATCACCAATCCAAAGAATCGAATATTTACTGAAAAGGTGCCAGCTTACAATGAGACCATCCTCCCATTATGGGAGTTTCAACCAATTACTGATATCGTCCAGGGTGCCAAATTACATCAGACTGGTGTGGTCAATAGCCGCATACTATTTCCTAATAATTTGAGTGCAGATTTTAAGATCTATCGATTGACGGCAATGATTGTCAGTCGGTTTATGACTAGTACAGCTCGCATCACTGACTTTCTCAAAGAGGTTCCTGGGCTCATCGAGTTTGGAGAGAACATCGAATATTCATATCAGCAGGTCCTTACTATAGGCGAGATGACAACACCAGCTCTCGTGATGTCTATGCCTTACACAATAGATCTCAACCGTATGAGGATCGAGGATGGGTGTACTGACCTTGATGGTGATCTTGATGCATTGCTATTAGCAGAGATGGAGACTTACTTTCTCACAATCACCGACGATAAAGAGGTGGTTGAGGATCGTACCGTCTTATTGGACAAGCAACCCTTACCAGTAGGTGACTAGGAGTAATGATGGCAAAAAAGAAAGTACATGGCAAAAGCTCTCAGTCGGGCAAAACCACAGAGGCTCAAGCAGCTCCTGTTGCCCCAACCAAAGAGGCTGCCAAAAAAGATGATCCCAAGCCTAAAAAAACAGCACGTGTGTGGCCTCGCTTCAGTGGCATGTGTGACTTTAAAGCCAAAAAAGGCAAGGTGTTACCTGTGATGGTTGGCCCTAAAATGCTTTTAAGGATCACTGAAAAGAAGTGGGCCTCAATAAGCACAGACACAATTTCATATAGTTCTAAAAATATTTTGAAACGAGCTTTAATGGATGGCGATATTGAGTGCCCTCCCAATACTCTTAAAGGAGGTCGCTAATGGAGTTCGATGTCAACTTTACGTTCACTCGAGAGCCCAGCACAAAGATCAGCGTCGAGATCGTATCAGCTGGCCTTGTCGCAGGTGACAACACAGTTGTGCTGATCGGTCAGCGTGGAGCGGAGACGGCTCCTGTAGCTGAAATTGGTACCATTGATTTTACTGGTATCGCAAACGGTGCTGCTGTAAACGGGACATTTTTTAATGCTCCTGAGGGTCCAGATGCTTTGGCAGATGGTGTTGCATTTTGGTATGACACAGATGACTCAGGCACAACAATACCTGCTGGAGCATCAACGATTGTATCGGGTGGTGGCCGAGCGGTGGAGATCACAACCGTTGTAGGTGGTGATACCCCTGCACAGATAGCAACAAAAACTGCCACAGCGATGCAAGCAGACGCAGCTTTTGTGACTGCTGCTGCTGTCTCAAATGTACTGACTCATACTGCTCAGGATGCTGAGGATCGTGCAGATGCTGTTGATGGAGCTCAGGCCACTGGAGCAGCCTTTGCTGTTACCACTCAGGGATCTGACTCCACAGACTCAGGTACTGCCCCAACAGGTGAGCCTGAGTTGATCGAAAACTTTGGTGATTTGACAGCCCTACAGGTTGAGGTTGATACCAAATTTGGTGCTGGATCTGTTATTGGAGAGATGGTGGTGGCTGCGGCCAATGCGGTTTTATTCACAGATCTTGATCCCTTATTAAGTCCTCCTGTAAAAGCCATCCCTCTGGACGAAACCGTTCCAGATCTCGTGGGTGTTTTGGCAGCCAATGAGGCCTTGCCAATGCCATTTGCAGCTATCCAGTTCTCTGCCACAGACTCTGCCAACCTAAGTGCTTTTAAGGATCACCTGGTTGCGATCTCTAAATCAGATCGTGGAGTCAATGGTCAGTTTGGATCTTTTGGATATGTGGCGACTCGAGACACTCTTGGTACAGTGACTCCAATCGCAGAGGGTGTGGCTCGCCAAGAGATTGTGATCCCATACCTAAGAGACTCAGCAGTCACACCAGCACAAGCAGACCATAAAGTGGCTGCTGCCATGTGTGCTCTACAGGCTGCCAACATACAGCCCTTTAATCCTTTGAATGATATTAAAGTGGGTGGCCTAGTACCACCTGTTGATAAAGGTGACTTTCATACCCCTGGAGACTCAGGCACTGTGTCTGTAGCACTGGCCGCTGGCACGACACCATTTACTATTGATCCAGGTGGCAACGTCTTGATCTCTCGAACGATCACAGCCTCTCGTAGAGTGGCCTCGATCCCTGATCCTGACTACTTTGATGTACAGGACTGGAGAGTGCTTTATCTCATCCGTAAAAACGCTTTCAACCTTTCTCAGCAAAAAAGATACAAGACAACAAAGGCATCAGTTGAGAAAGCCTCAGCATTTAGAACTGAGCTCCTTGTGATCCTAAGGGGTATGGAGACATTAGGGATGCTGCAATTTGTGGATGAGTTGGCTGATCAGGTGACAGTAGCACGTGACCCTCAAAACCGAGCAGCGTTTATTTACACAGTACCTGTGAATGTCATCCCAGGCTTTCACAACAAGGGTATCGGCCTAATTGGGACAACACTTTTTGATGCGACTGTGCCAGCGTAAGGGAGGACTTAGATGGCTAATATATTTGCAGACAGGATGTTTATCGAGCTCAACGGTATAGAGGTCGCTGAGGTCGAGACAGCAGACTACACAATCAATGAAAACCTTACCAGAGTCGAAACCATGACGAGAAACCGTCGCAGCGCTGGTTTTAGAAAGGGCAATAAGAGTATCCAACTCAACCTCACTTTAGCGATTGAGAACTTGGTAGCTCAGATCAACTTGGCTTTAAAAGACCCAGCATCCACGGCCAACTTTGTGGTCATCATGGGTGGTGATCGTTTGAGCTTTATAGATTTAGAGCAGGGGCAGCAAACTGGGACAGGCTCAGTGGGTACAGCCAATAAAACTCTAAACCTAGAGGCCATCGACGTGGTGGACGAAAACAGCAGATCTCGTTTGGGAGATTTTGCATTGACATAAAAAAATAGGGGTTTGAAATGAGTAAACACAGCGAGCAACCTACTACCGAGCAGGGTCAATCTGATCCTGCTTTTATTTTAGATAAAA